AATCCGGCCGGACTCGATATAGGTGTCGCTCTCCCCGCAGTCGGGGCATGCGGAGATCGCTATGGGTTCGGGTGCAGGTCCAAGTTCGTGGCCGATGACCGTGTCGTATTTTTCGCCCGCAACGGAGCGCACGGTAATGGCGGTCGTGCCGCAGAGCGCACCAGCGTTGGCCAGCGCAACCGCTGCATTAGAGTCCGTGGGAACGGGAGCGGCAGACCGCCGCTTCCACCAGGATTCCGCTTTCTGCCGCGCGAATCCGTCGTGCTCAAAACAAATCCATTCTGATTGCCAGCGGTTGAATCCGAGCTTGTAGTCCACGCGCATCGTCTTGGGCGAATCTTCGGGCGCGCCGCGCTTCTGGTGGACGAAATACGCGACTTCCTCGACCGGGTAGGTCTGGGTGGAAACTTGACCGCTCAGGACGCCGCGTTCACTGGCCTTCGCAGCGTGCTTGCTTTTCTCGCGCTCAAACTCGTGGCCACAGTGCGGACAGATTGTGTAACCGCAGGCGATCACGGCATGGCAGGCTGGACATTCCTTCGCGGGAGAATCGCCCTCGCCGGCGTCCCGCTCGCGCATGCGAATGGCATCCACTGGGCCATGCCGCATCGCATTGCCGCCGAAATCCAGAACCAGGCAATCTTTCTTGTTGGGATGTAGCCGGAATCCGCGCCCAACCATCTGGTAGTAAAGTCCAGGTGACATCGTCGGTCGCAGCATCGCCACGCAATCGATGTTTGGCGCATCGAAGCCGGTCGTGAGCACATTGACGTTGACCAGATACTTCAGCTTCCCGGATTTGAAGTCGGCGAGAGATTGTTCCCGCTGGAAGTCCAGCGTGTCGCCAAAGACCGTCTCAACCTTCTGTCCCATCCGTTCGAGCGTCTTGGCGACATGGCTGCTATGCTGTACGCCGCTGGCGAAGATCAGTACAGAGCGGCGCTCGCGCGTCTGGTCTGCGATTTCCCGGCAGGCAGATTCGACGAGCTCGTCGTCATCCATCAGATCTTCGACTTCACTAGCGACGAACTCGCCGCCGCGAACATGAAGCTCAGACGTGTCGACCTTGTGCTTGGCCGCTTTGGTGATCAGCGGGCACAGGTATCCATTAACGATCAATTCACGAACACCCACTTCGTAGCAGACCGCGTTGAGAATGTTCTCAGGCGCGCAAATCGATCCGGTCGTCATGCGAAATGGCGTCGCCGTCAGGCCGATCACCCGCAGCAGCGGATTGGTTCGTTTCAGGCCAGAGAGCAGCGTCCGGTACATGCCGTCGCCATCGGGCGGGATCATGTGGGCTTCGTCGATGATCACGAGGTCGAAATGGCCCAGTTCATTGGCGCGGCGAAAAGCGGATTGAACACCAGCAATGATCACCGGCGCCAACGTGTCGCGGCTGCCCAGACCGGCGCTGTAGACGCCGAAGTGGATCTCCGGGCAAATCACTTGCAGCTTGTCTGCGGCTTGCTGCAAAAGTTCTTTTACGTGCGCCACGATCAGAACGCGGCCGCTCCACTGGCCGACCGCATCTTTGCAGATCGTGGCCATGATCGGTGTCTTGCCGCCAGCCGTCGGAATCACGACGCACGGATTGTTATCGTGCGCGCGCAGATGGGCGTAGACGGCGTTGACGGATTCTTGTTGGTAGGGCCGCAGAATCATTCCGCGTTTCCTTTGAGTTAGTTCTGGCAGGCGGAACAGAGCGGCCCGTGATTGCCGGATCGAAGAAACGCTTCACAGTTTTCGCAGCGGCGTCTTGGTGCGGCAGGCGCGCGGGTGTTCAGCAGGAATCGCTTCTGTGCGTGGCGGCTGGGTTCGAGATAGGCACCACAGGCCCTGCATTGGGGGCGACTGGCGCGGTGCCAGGCTTGGCGGGAGAGTGCCCGCCGTTCCCTGCAGGATGGGCACACGCCGTAGGTGCTTTTCTCTCGATTGATCTTTCTGTTCGCGCCGTAGTCGAAGATTCGGGAAGCGCGCCGCAGTCCATTGGACATGTCTCGCTCTCCTTTATGTGGACAATCGCGCGGCCTCCAGGCACTGGCGCGTGTTTTTCGATGGTGAGCTTCACGATCTGACTGTCGTCGTGGTACGCGCCGCCGTATTGACCGGAGTCCAGAAGGCTCTTCAGTAAGTTGTCCAGGTCGCGGCGGCGCAGGTCTGGCGGGTGCGCCGCGATGTACACCTCAAGCGGGCCGGCGATAGGGCGCACTCCGGCGGCGGCCAGGATTGCGCGGACCTGCTCGCGGTACGCGCGACCCCGGCGGCTGATCAACACCCGTGGCCCGACGTGACGCCAGTAGTGATTGATCGAGGGTGGAAACGGCAGCACCAGTTCGATCATCCGCGCTTCCACGGCGCAGCGCCGGCCTGCGCCTGCTGCGGCTTTGCTGGCTGCGTCAGGGCTTCTTTCTTAGCGTAGCCCTTGATTTCGTTGCGGACCTCGCCGTCGTCGCCAGTCTTCTGCTTCACCGTGACGACCAGCGGAATGTTGTGCAGCTCGCAGGAGTCCTTCGGTTCCAGGACGCCGATCGCGCGGCAGATCGCGGACAATTCGGAGCGAGCGATCTTGACGGCGGTCGCGTTTGGATTTTCCAGGTTCAGCCGCGACCACAGCTTGCGGCCCTTGAAGTCGCCATCGACGACATCGAGTGAAAGCTCGAGGAATGAGCCGTTGCCGGACTTGGTGGGCTTCATCTCCGATGCGGTGATCACCGCGATGTACTTTCCGGCCGGAATCGGATCGAGGTTTGAACTGGGCTCGACCTTGTTGGCGTCGAAGCCATTTAGATTAGCCATGTGGCTTTGCTCCCTTTTCAACGGGTTCCTGAGTGAGGCCGGCGAACAGTTCCGGCCATGAGAGATTGATCTGCGGAGGCAGACCGAAGCGGTTTTTGGCCACGCAGGCCGGCGATCCAACGGTGCGCAGGACGCGTTCGTCGCCGATACCGACCGCGATGGTGCGCTCGCGCCCGAATCCACGGTCTTCGCTTTCCGTTCGGAATTTCCGCGTGGCGAACAGAACGGCGTCGCACCATTCGGTGATCAGCGCCGCCGCGTGCTTGTTCAATCGCGGGCTATAGCGGTCGTAGGCGCTGGACTCCGGATCTTCGAACTTTTCGACCTTGGCATGGGCCGTCAAGATCACCGCCATGCTTTTCGACAACCGCAGCCGCTGCAGCGCGTCCGTGATGCGCCGCCAGTGGGTGAGCGCGTGCACGTAACCGCGCTGGTATCCGCCGTCGGCCTTCTCGATGGAGTCGGCGTTGTATTTCTTGCAGACCGCGTCCCAGATCAGCCGCTCGAGCCAGTCGAGTGAATCGATGACGACGGTTTGGTACGTGTGCTCGCTGCTGGCCAGATCGTTCAGCACAGCGAGCACGTCATCGAACGTTGTGGCGAGCGGGAACTTGTCGCAGGCGATTTCGCTCAGGCCATCTTCGGTCTGAATGAAGACCGGATGGGGCGCGTTCGCCGCGAGAGTTGACTTGCCGATGCCTTCGGTCCCATAGACCAGAATGCGCGGCGGCACGGGCTGTTGCCCGCGCTGAATCGTGTTCATCAGGCTCACTTGCTTTCCTCCAGATTGAGAAGGCGGGAATCAACGCAGGGTTCGCAGACGATCTCGCCGTCGCGGAATGTGTAGACGTGGCCGTCGTGCAGCACCGGACCGTGGCGGCGCAGAATCGCGGCCAGGTGTTGCTCTTGATCGACGACTTGAACGAGCGCGTCGGCGGCGTTTTGAATGGCTTCTTGGGAAGCTTTTGATGCGGTCTTCCAATTGGTGAATGCGTTCCAGGCTGTTTTCATGTTCGTGGTCTCCGCGATTCAGGGGTAAAGGACGCGAGCGGCTTTAGATCGCGTCGAAGACACGACACTCTTCGTAGCCGGTGGGCCAGTTCCCATCGGCTTCACAGGTTTTCAGGCGTTCGATGGCGGCTTCGTTCTCGCGCTCGCAGTAGTCAAGCGTTTGCTCGGAGATCGACCACACACCGCAGCGAAAGGGCTGTTTCTTCTCAACAGCGATAAAGTGAACAGGAGATTTCTCGCGTGTAACTTGCGCCAGGACCGCGCGGTAGAACGCGAGTTGATGGGCGTATCCGTAACGCTTCGCGTCGGATTCGAACCAGGTCAGGTCGTCGCAGGTCTTCAGGTCGAGGATGCCCGCGCTCGGGCTGAGCCAGTCCAATCGGATCTGACACTGGATGTCGCAATACGTCGTGCGCAGCACGCCTTCGGGCACGCCATGAGCCAGAATCTCGCGCGCGCCATCGTGCGCCGCCACGCCGTTCACGATGTTCATCACGAGCGTGTATTGCTCGTCCGTCAGGACTGGCTTGCCCTGCGCTGCCGCCCATTCATGGTAGGCCTGCGTCGCCGCGCCAAATGGTTTTCCGGTTCGAGGATTAATTGGACCGCCGACCGCAAATGTGTCGTCGAACGTGCTGCGGCCTTCCAGGGCCCACGTGTGGACCGCACGCCCAACCAGAAACGCCGGTCGGTCTTCGTCCTGAACCAGGCCGAGCTTCTTCTTGCTGTAAAGCGCGGGGCATTTCCGGAAATCGGCCAGTTGGTGCGAAGAAAGAAAGTTCTTCGCCTTGGCGTGGTAATCGTCCGCGCTCTCCCGCAGGAGGAACGGAGCGAAGTTGTTTGCAACCAATTTGAGCCTCTCGTTTCGTCGTAGTTGGTTTTGAATTTGTCTCGCCGGGCAGGGGGATACTTACCCGGCGAGACGAAGGAATGTCGGCGGGTTGTTAGCGGTCGTCGCCGAGACCGGCCTTGGCAAAAGCTTCGCGCAAGGGCCGGATTACCTGGTCGTGGAATGTGCTGTGCGCCATTCCGAGTTCGCGTTCGGCATCGGCCTTCGACATCGACTTCAGGCGTTCACAGATGTGCCGCAGGTGCGGCGGCAGACCAGCGATGATGGACTCGACGTCCAATCGCAATTCGTTCTCTTCCTGCCGCGAGCGGTTCCGCCGGCCGATGCGGATTTCGTACTCGTCGGCGTCGACGAGATTCGTGCGGATGAAGACCTTGCCGGTCTCTTCCATCTCGATTTCGAAGTCGAGCGAGCCTTCCTCGCGGCGGCAGTCGCGACGTTCCGCCATGCGGTAGCGCAAGATGTTCGAGATTTTGCGCTCCACGAGCCGCGAGATGAACGTATTCCGCGTGGCCTTGTCCGAGTCGTACTTCGGGAGCCGCTGGAGAAGATCGACTATCAAATCGTGTTCGATGTCTTCCAGGTCTGATTTGGTCAGGCCCTTCTTTCCGATGAGCGACTTAGCTTTGTGCCTGATGATCCGGATTGCGTATTCGTCGATGAACGTATTGCTGTCGTTGGCTTGCATTTGAAGCCTCCTCGATGGGGCCGGGGAGGCGTGCGTGAGTGCCGACCAACAAGAGCGCCGCAATGCAGGGAGGGTGTCGTAGTGCGCCTTTTGGGCGGCACCCACGGCACCCTCCGCTTTGCGGCCAGGTTGTCGTCTGGTTACCG